CTTGTAGACAGTGAAAATGCGTTAGATGAAAAATGGTTACACGCACTAGGTGTAGATACTAGTGAAGAAAAACTTCTCAAGTTGAACATGGCTATGATTGATGACGTAGCAAAAACAATCCACGAATTCATGACCGAATACAAAGCTATGGAACAACGTCCTAAGGTTTTATTTGTCATAGACTCATTGGGTATGTTGCTTACCCCTACCGACATTAATCAGTTTGAAGCTGGTGATTTGAAGGGAGACATGGGTCGTAAACCTAAAGCATTAACCGCATTAGTTCGTAACTGTGTAAACATGTTTGGTAACTATAACGTAGGTATGGTTTGTACAAATCACACATACGCAAGTCAAGATATGTTTGATCCAGATGACAAAATTTCAGGCGGGCAAGGATTTGTTTACGCAAGTTCTATTGTTGTTGCTATGAAAAAGCTCAAGTTAAAAGAAGACGAAGACGGTAATAAAGTTTCAGAAGTCAACGGTATTCGTGCCGCTTGTAAGATTATGAAAACTCGTTATGCAAAGCCTTTTGAAACATTACAAGTTAAGATTCCATACGAAACAGGTATGAATCCTTACAGTGGTCTAGTTGACTTGTGCGAAAAAGCCGGCTTGTTAAAACAAGAAGGCAATAGACTCAAGTGGGTTGATCCAGAGACAGGTGAAGAGTTCAAATTCTACCGAAAAGAATGGAAAGATGATAAATTAGATATGTTAATGAGTAAATTTCATATTAAAACCTTAACAGAAACCATTCCTGAGGAGAAAGAAGACGATGTTGAATGAAACACAAATTGGTGATATCTGGGTACTATTTGCTGACTACATTGATAAGAAACAATTAGAAACTGTAGCAGAACGTTACGTGGATTTGCTAGCAGACTTTGGAACTACTGACAGAATTTTACAGGGTTCCATGGGTGTTGACAGTACTTTAGATTCAGCTATTGAATATTATCTTGACGAAGAAGATGACGATGCTGATGATGTTGACGAATTGGAGTTTTAATGGGTTGGTATTCTGATGTTGCAAAAGATATTTCTAACATTCCCGATGCCGCGGAATATTTTGAAGCTGAATTACTAGAAGCTAAAAAAGAATGTCGTGTCGTTGGTAATGTTGAGAAGGCCGCGGCCGCAATGCCCGGAGTAGTTGAACATAGGTTTGGTCAATTACAAGAAATTGAAGCTATATTAGAATATCTTAACATTGAATTGCGTCGTTTAAAAAGTAGCCATTTTCGTAAGTACTTAGAAAACTATCAACGTGCTCTTAGTAGTCGAGATTGTGAAAAATTTTGTGAAGGAGAAGCAGATGTTGTTGACTTTGAAAAAATTATCAACGAATTTGCCCTCCTACGCAACAAGTGGTTAGGTATTACCAAGGCACTTGACCAAAAACAATGGATGCTAACTAATATTGTTAAACTTCGTGTAGCAGGTATGGAAGACGCAACCTTATAATCAATTTCGCCAAAAATAACCCCATAGGTCTTAAATATTTTAAGGCCTATTTTTTTCTAAAAGGTTGCTTTAATGAATATGTTAGCGTATACTTACTAATATGAAAACTGTTGATAAACTATTAATTTCTATCACAACTGAGCATAAAGATTATGTCAAGGCATCACTGCCTAAAAAAGAATTTGACATACTAATCAATCTTTCGATATCAATTAATAATCATTTTTTCATAACCGAAAACCAAGGTCGTCTTTTAATCAAAATTCTTCGAGAAAATCAGAAAAAAATACTAGACCTTGCGGTTGAAATAAACGAAGTGATATCAACACCTACTTGGTCAAAACCATTTCGACAAGTGGAACAGGTGAGAAAATTTTATGTAGGAACCGATGAAAACAAAGATTCTCGATTATGCATAGATATGACATTTTCTCAAGAAATTCGGAAAGTGTTGGCAGAACTTGAAAAATCTCTAGACCACTTGACTATGACAATAAATGGAAAAAAGTGGACTGCTGACTATACTGAAAAAAATATAGTGAAGTTAGTAGAAGCGTTGACCCCGTTAAATTTTGAAATTGACGAAATACTAAAAAACCACTATTTTACCATAAAATCTTGGTCAGAAAATGAGGTCAAAAATCAGTTTGTAATTACCAACATTGAGCATAAGAACTTTATAAAACACATAGTTGATGATTTAGGTACTGAAACACCGATAGATCAAAACATCATTAATGATAGAAGCATACGGTATCAATATTTCACAGAAAATCCAACAAATTTCGGTGAAAATTTACCTGAAATTATCGCCAACAGAAACAAGTCGAGAGTTTGGGTCGATAAAAATCAGCATGACGTGTCTGAAGTTATTAACAGTTTATGCCAACTAAAACGATTGCCTATGCTGATAGTATTTGACTCTATAGTCAATAACAAATATTTTGAAAATTTGCAAATTTTGTCAGACGCCCTGGAAAAAAATGGAATTTTTGAAAAAATTGGAGTTTACTTTAGATTGCCTAATGATGACACTGGTAAGAAATTTAATCAATTTATTGCCACAAAAGAATACAATTATCAACTAGTCGGTGACACAAATGTAGCTGTTGTTATGAGTGGAAAATTACCAAAATTTTTCCTGAAAACCGACTGGAAGCCTATGAGTGTTATTGCTTTTGATACCCGTATGGGTTTACGTCACGGTAAAACGGCTGTATACTCTAACTGTTGCGATTGTATAGTTGAGTGGTCAGATGAACCACCTTTGATCGAACAAAGGATAATAAAAGCATGGCGGTAAGATTAGTAATAAAAGACGAAGTTAACATAAAAATTGAAAACTTGCCTTTAGAAGCTCGCAAGAAATTAGTTGCGAATTTTAAATATGAGGATCCGACTGCACGGCATCGTCCTGCATACAAACTTGGACGTTGGGACGGAAAAGTATCTATGTTTGGTCTAGGTGGCAATGGATATTTAAGCCAATTGGAAAAGGTACTTGAGATACTGTATAACATGCACATCGATGTAGAAGAAGTAGATGATTTACGCACAACTCCAAAAATTGAATTTACTCCTGTAACTGAAACCTACTGGGCAGATCAAGGTAAAGTGTGGCCAAAAGGCCATCAACAAGAAGGTCAACCTATCATGTTACGGGATTATCAAGTACAGGCAATCAACACATTTTTAACCAATACACAGGCGTTACAAGAAATTGCTACAGGTGCAGGTAAAACAATTACAACTGCAACATTAAGCCAACTTGCTGAAAAATACGGTCGCACAATCACTATTGTACCAAACAAAAGTCTAGTAGAACAGACAGAGGAAGATTTTATAGCAGTTGGTTTAGATGTCGGCGTTTATTACGGAGATCGCAAGGATCTTAATAAAACACATACTATTTGCACTTGGCAAAGTCTAAACATATTTGACAAAAAAAGTAAAAATCACGAATATGATATTATCAGTTTAGCTGAATTTTTAGATGGCGTTAAATGTGTAATTGTTGACGAAGTTCATATGGCCAAAGCTGAAGTTCTTAAGAATTTACTCACACAAAATTTGTGTAATGCACCTATACGTTGGGGGTTAACTGGTACCGTACCAAAAGGCGATTTTGAAGCACAACCTATTTTTGCCAGCCTTGGGCCAGTGGTTGGTGGAATCAAAGCACACGAATTGCAAGAAAAAGGTGTGCTGTCGGATTGTCATGTTAATGTAGTTCAAATGATCGATCTACCTGAATTTAAAGCATATCAAGAAGAACTAAAATATCTTGTCACTGACGATGACAGGATGATCTATATCTCAAAATTAATTAAAAAAATCTCACTATCAGGCAACACATTGGTTCTAGTTAATAGAATCGACTCAGGCAAATTTATAATAAACGAAATACCAGATGCTGTGTTTGTATCAGGTGAAGTAAAAACTAAGGACCGTAAAGAAGAATATGATGAGATTAAAACTAGCGATAATAAAATTATTGTCGCAACCTATGGCGTCGCGGCTGTCGGTATTAATATTCCTCGCATCTTTAACTTGGTATTGCTTGAGCCTGGCAAGTCGTTTGTACGTGTTATTCAATCAATAGGACGTGGCATTCGTAAAGCAGACGACAAAGATTTTGTACAAATCTGGGACATTACCAGTACCTGTAAGTTTGCAAAACGGCATCTCACAGAAAGGAAGAAATTTTACAAGGAAGCCAAATATCCATTTACTTTAGAAAAAGTGGATTGGCAAAAATAAGAAATTATGCAGATATTAACATTAGACAACGAAACATTTTCATTAAATAATTTACCCGAAGAAGTAGACGAAAATACTAGATTTGCGGTATTAGATAACAGTGATCCTAAGGAACCAGATTTCATGTTTATGCCGTTGATCTTTTTAGAAAGCTTCAATGCTCCAGCAATGGTCCTAAGGATTGGCAATGATGAAGTTACTATGCCAATTGATTGGTCAATCGCTGTAGGTGATAGCTCTAGCGGATGTGATATAGAAATATTACCTCTAACTAGCCTAAACGATAGAGGATTTGAAGCATTATGTTTTAATCCACTGAGCAGTTTCAGAGTAGAGTTTAAGAAGATAGAAATTGTAAATTTTTATAATGACGTTAAATGGTACTTCCCAAAGATGAAAAACGGGCAGTTACTAGCTACTCCGACTCGAGGAGGTGCAAAACCAGATTGTGTTTATTTTGTTAAAGAAATATCAAGACAAAACGAAATTATTTTATTGGATAAATTACTATGACCTTAAAAGTAGCCTATTTTCAACCTATATTATTAGCTATAGACAACGTACCACCTGTAGAATTTAGTAAAATTTACAGTCTTGCAGAGTCGTTGCACAGCCGACCTGAATTAAATGATGAAGGAAATCCATCTATCAGTATTCGGGGCGGACAACAGATACAAGTGTACCCTAATCAACTAGGCATAGATGTTAATTGGTTAGTTAGTTGGCTAGAGTCAATTTGCCAAGGTTACATGGAACTAGTATCACAACAAAGCGGCACTGAAGAACTAAAATATTGCAAGCCTGTTGTAACCAGCATCTGGACCATACGGCAACACGATGGCGACTATCAAGAAATGCACAGTCATCCAGGTGGAAATCTAAGTGGTAATATTTACATTTCAGCACCAGAACTAAATGACAACAGTAAACCAAGTGATAGCCAAATTTTGTTTAGATTGCCGCAGACTAAAGACATTACTAAATTTATAATGAATGACACTTGGAAATATAATCCAACCCCCGGAACAATTATAGTCTTTCCAAGTCACTTACCTCACACAGTTTATCCTTGGCAAGGGGTAGGGCACAGAACAGTCATGGCATTTGATGCCAAGTTAGTCGCGAAGGACTAGCAATGGGATCACTTAAACCCGGTGCTACTTATATCTACGAACGAGATGGTAAAACCACCTATGCTAGAGAATTTGGTGCTGACCCTAGTACTAGACAAGTAATAGGCTGGGACTATGATCCCGAGGAATCAAAAAGATTTGATTCTCGTACTAAGGATGGAAGACCATTGATCGATCAGATGCGAGAGGACCAGATGTGGGGTGAAATTCGGAGAGAAGCCAAAACCAATGTGACTTTACAACGTGCCCTTGATCGTGCTATAATGATATACAAACTAAGTAAGGATAAACTCCGTGAGTGAAAAAGTTGAACTAAAGGAAAAATTAGCGGCAATCGATCAAAACGTCCGAGAACTATGGGATGCTATGGATGCCGAACAACAAAAAGCTCTTAAGAATGAATTCTTTATTCTCAACAGATATGTAAGTAACGTACAAGGTCAGAACAGAGAAATCCAGGAACATTTTGTATTAACTGTTAATGAATATTTTAATAAACATTGGAATAGTCTACAAAAACATCCTAAGCTCATGTGGCAATTATTGTGTATGTGTAGTTGGAACGGTGAGAAAGTTTTCTTTCATCAATGGCTTGGCAATAAGAAACGTACAGGTAGTAACAGCAAGAAGATGAAGTTATTAGAAGAATTTTATCCTCAGAAAAAGACTGACGAACTTGAATTATTGGCATCAATAAGCACAGATAAAGAAATAAAAGATCTTGCAAGAGATCACGGCATGGATGAAGCAACTATCGCGAAAAAATTTAAATGATGTCTCTAGTTACACAACCTTTTATCTGCGGGCATTGCAACAAAGGATTCATGCAAGAGAAAACTTTGATAGTGCATGTCTGCGAGCAAAAACGTAGGGCATTGGCAAAGTCAGAAAAACATGTAATTTTAGGATTTGATACTTTTCAGAAATTTTATAAGCTAGCACAACCTAACGGCAAAGATAAAACATACGACGAATTCTGTAGAAGTAGTTATTACAATGCGTTTGTTAAATTTGGTAGCTTTGTTAGTAATGTTAATCCGCTGTATCCTGACAAATTTATAGACTATGTTGTTAGATCTGGTGTTAAACTCGATCATTGGTGTCGTGACGAAGTGTATGAACAGTATGTGTTTGACCTAATAAGAAAAGAATCAGTTGAAACTGCACTTCAAAGATCAATTAATACTATGATGGCTTGGGCCGATGATCACAAGGCACAATGGAATCATTATTTTTTATACGTAAGCCTAAGCCGTGCATGCTACGATATCAAGGATGGTAAGATTAGCCCCTGGATATTATTAAATTCAGCTAACGGTAAAGAGATGTTGAAAAAATTCAGTGACGAGCAGTTAGGCCACGTGCAAAAGATTATTGATCCACCATTCTGGGTTGGTAAATTTAAAAAAATGCCAGAAGACGTACAATTAGTTAAAGATGTTGTTAAAGAAAGCAATATATAATGCCTGATATCGATTTGGACTTTGCAGACAGAACAAAAGTTTTAGATGTACTAAAACATATTGATGCACGACTTGATACAGATAAAAAACATAACACTGGTATCTATGTACAAAGCATACCTTATAACCCCGTAACTGGGCTAAGTACTATTAATTACAAAACTGCTGAAGAAAGAGGCTATTTTAAAATAGATTTCTTAAATGTTAGTGTATATGAAGGTGTAAAAAATAAAGCACACCTTGCTCAATTATTGGAGACAGAGCCCATATGGGACCTACTTTTAGAAGACGACTTCGTGAACAAACTCTTTCACGTCAACGGGCATGGTTCTATCTTGAGACAGGTCAAACCTACCTCGATAGAACAATTGGCCGCAGTTTTAGCTATGATACGCCCGGCGAAACGTTATCTGATTGGGAAAGATTGGACTACGATACTGACGGAGATTTGGACGAAACCAGAGAATGATGAGTACTACTTTAAGAAGGCACATGCTATTGCCTATGCACATGTAATTGTTGTGCAGATGAACTTAATTTGTGAAGGGTTACTTAACTCTACGGACTAATTGAACACTTTTACGTTTAACACGTTTTAAGGTAAGATTCATTAAGTTAACAACTGGGCCAAGCAGTATACGAGTGTCCTTGCTATTGAATGTTTTAATAGCATATTGAAAAGGCTGTATTTGATTCCTACAAAATATATTGATAGGAAACTGTCGATTTGATTCCCACCACCATGCTTCACCTATTTCAAGAAATTCAGCTTTTTCTTCAGGGGTTCGAATAGCGTTCAGATCGTAAAAACTAGTTACGAACTGATCTTGATTGATGATGATCCCAACATATTCATCTTCGCCGTAGTTTATTACACTTATAAAGGGTAAATTTTGTTCTATATTGTCTCTTAGTTTTGCCATAAATACTATTAAAGGATCCCTGCATAATGCAAAAAGTTCAAAGTTATTTATATTCTAATAGAGTCATACTATTAGCCGATATGGCAGGATTCAACGTGGAGAACACAATCGTGTATGCAAAGACAGTAAAAATTTATAAAGGTGTTGACAATATCATTGAGTTTGATATTCAGAACGCTGATCAAAAACGTCTCGATCTAGTTACCAGTGCCCCAATTACTGGTATTGAGATGAATGTGATGGATGCTAGTGGCAATGCACTTCCTAACAGCCCGTATACTGTTACTCCTATTGGAACTAGCTTAAAAGGTGTAGCTTCTGCTACTATACCAAGTACCGACCTAGTTGGGTTAAATGATCAATATTTAAAATATAGTGTGACTGGCACAAATACTAATGGCAATACTATTCCTTTATATAACGACAGTAGATTCAGTGCTATTGGCACTATAGAAATCGCTGGCAGTGCAATGGGTATTACTCGTCCAAGTGTTACATACAGTGAGTTTGCAGGCGACATTAATTTTATGGGCAATGTTACTGATCATACCAGTGCTATTCCTTGTAAATTCTATGAAGCAGTGCCGACTACCAATTTAAATTTTTCGATAGATTTAAATAAGTTTATTGGAACAATATATGTTGAAGCCACTGAAGATATGACTGTTAGCGTGTCATCATTTAATGACGCCCAAAAAATACAAACCTTTACAACCACAGTAGCTACCACAGCAACTCATACATTTTCTAATGTGCCTGTGATAAATCCGGTTACTGGAAACAGTTATAACTATATGAGAGTCAGCTGGACTTATCCAGATGTTTGGCAATATGGTAGCCAACAAAACCCATATCCTACATTTGGAATGGTTAATACTGTCACCGTTACCTATTGATTTTAACCAAATAATCTGTTATACTTAGGCATGAGCCTTATAGCGGATACACTACTACAATACCTACCCGGAAAGCGTAAACACACTCCAAGCGGTTGGATTGGGTTCAATGCTGTCTGTTGTGATGATAAAAGACAGCGTGGCGGATTTATTGTCAACGGCGGCGATGCTGTAAGTTATCATTGTTTCAATTGCGGATTCAAATGTAGTTGGCAACCTGGCAGACACATCAGCCAAAAGATGAATAAATTCATGCGGGATTTAAATATTCCAGATGATATTATTAGTCAGTTACGATTGGAAGCGTTACGATTAGACGACAACAACACTACTGAAATTCGCAGTATTATTCCAAAATTTGATTCTCGAGCATTACCGATGGATTCAAAAAGTTTTGCAGAGTGGCAGACTTTTCTTAAACTTACAGATGATGATTATGAGGTTCCACTTGCATTTTATAATGTAGTAGAATACCTAGCAAAGCGAAAAATAGACCCGCTGGCATATCCATTTTATCACAGTAACAAAGTTGGGTTTAACAATAGGATTATTATTCCATTTTTGTATAAAGGTGATATTGTAGGATGGACGGCTCGTGCAGTTAATGATGCTAAACCTAAATATTTGTCGGAACAACAACCTGGTTATGTGTTTAATTTAGATAATCAACAAGATGATCGTGAATTCGTAATTGTTTGTGAAGGCCCTTTTGATGCGCTAAGTATTGATGCTTGTGCATTGCTAGGCGCTGAAATTAAAGATAGTCAAAATTGGTTATTAAAGCAACTAGGAAAGGAAATTATACTCGTACCTGATAGAGACGAAGCAGGTAAGGTAACACTAGAACAAGCACTAGAGTTTGGTTGGTCAGTAAGCATGCCTGACTGGCCAGATGGTATTAAAGATGTCAATGACGCTGTAATTAAATTAGGTAAGTTGGCTACGATGTGGTTAATTGTTAGTGCGAAAGAATCTAACAATTTAAAAATTCAATTGAGAGCAAAAAAATGGTTCAAAGAATAATCGATTTTATTTTATATCCTTTACGCAAGTACAAGGAAAAACAAGCATTTAAAAAACGTCTAGCGGAATTGCGTAAACGTGATCCGTTCATTTACAAATGATTACATGGGGAATAAGCGGCAATAGTCACGATGCGGCTATTGCTGTATTTGTTGATGAGCATCTAGTATTTGCCAGTCATAGCGAGAGATTCAGTGGCATAAAGAACGATAGAGATTTGTGTCGAGATCTAGTTATGGCCGCAAAACAATATGGCAATCCAGATCGAGTTTATTGGTACGAACGGCCATTTCTCAAATCACTAAGACAATGGTATGCCGGCCAAGGCTGGAAAGGCAAGGATAATGATATCGAAATATATCTAGCCCGTTATGAAATCCATGCTCCTGTTGAATATGTAGATCATCACCTTAGTCATGCCGCTGGCGGATATTTTACCAGTCCGTATACTGATGCGTGTATTCTAGTTATAGATGCCATCGGTGAATGGGATACCGCTACTATATGGGAAGCCAATGGCAACAAACTTAAAAAGAAATGGAGCCTACGTTATCCAAATAGCGTTGGATTATTTTATTCAGCAATGACACAACGAGTGGGATTAAAGCCTAATGAAGATGAGTACATTCTAATGGGCATGGCTGCCTACGGTGAAAAACAAAAACTATCGTACGGCATGAGCAGAGACTTTATTGATAATTATGATAGCTTAAAATTTGTTCGTAGTTGTCATCGAGGAGTAATGGATTGGCGTCCCGATCTTATTGTCAAAGATAGTTTTGACATTGCCGCGGCTACACAAGAAGTATACGAAGAATATTTTAGAAGTATATTGATAAAAGCAGTAAGATTAACAAAAAGTCGTAATCTAGTGTTAATGGGCGGATGCGCATTAAATTGCAGTGCCAACAGACTAACTGGACAATATTTTGATAGTACTTGGATTATGCCTAACCCGGGAGATGCAGGCTCAGCCATAGGCGCAGTATTAGCAAAACATCCTAGTTGGAGAATTGATCCTAAACATTTTACACCTTATCTAGGGTATGACATGGGAAGTCGTAGCACCAACGAAGAAATTGTAGAATACATTAAAGAAAATAAAATTTGTGGTCTAGCCCGGGGCCCTGCAGAATTTGGACCACGTGCGCTAGGTAATAGAAGTTTGCTCGCGGATCCCCGGGGTGAAGATATAAAGGATAAAGTAAATGCAATCAAACAACGACAAGAATTTAGACCATTTGCTCCGGCAATACTCGAAGAGTTTGTTCATCAGTTTTTTGATATGCCTCGTGGTTGGGATAATAGTCGGTATATGCAGGTCGTCGCCGGTTGTAGGTATCCTGAGCTTTATCCTGCTATCGTTCACCGTGATGGAACTTCACGTGTACAGACTGTTCCGGATGATGGATCGCCTTTTAGAAAACTCCTAGAATTATGGTATAAAGAGACAGGCTGTCCAATGTTACTAAACACAAGCCTAAACATTAAAGGCCAACCTATGGTTAATAATCACACTGATGCTAAAAACTTTGAAAGTCATTATGGTGTTAAAGTTTTTAATTAAAGTGTATAATAAGATATGAAACAAAATACAGATTACGGTTACGATATACAGAAATTATACTTAGAAATGATGCTAGGCGATGCGGCTACATTTGTCCGTTGCCAAAGCATTTTTGATCCTAGCCTGTTCGATCGAAAACTACAAGCACCTGCAGAGTTTATGAATCAATATGTTGAAGAGCATAATGTTATGCCTACACAAGACATCGTAAATGCCGCAACTGGCAGTGATTTTAAGGTTGCGACTGATCTGCGTGAAGAACATTTTGACTGGCTAATGAATGACTTTGAAACATTTATTCGGCACAAAGGACTTGAGAGAGCGATACTCGAAAGTGCTGACCTACTTGAAAAAGGTGAATACGGTCCTGTTGAAGAAAAGATTAAACAAGCTGTACAAGTTGGCCTAACTAAGGACATGGGCACTGATTATTTCCTAGATCCACGTGCTAGGTTAATGAAAATTAAAGACAACAATGGCCAAGTGAGCACTGGTTGGAAAAGTGTCGATGACAAGTTATTCGGTGGTATGAACCGTGGAGAGTTGAATATTTTTGCAGGTGGTTCGGGTGCAGGAAAATCACTATTTTTAGCAAATTTAGGCATCAATTGGGCACTTGCTGGTCTCAATGTAGTATACCTAACATTAGAGCTTAGTGAAGAACTAGTGTCAATGCGTATGGATGCAATGATAACCGGAATGCCAACTAGAGAAATTTTTAAGAACCTTGATGATGTCGAAATGAAGGTCAAAGTTATCGGTAAAAAATCCGGTACTTACCAGGTAAAATACATGCCAAGCGGCAAAACAGCCAACGACATTCGAAGCTACTTGAAAGAGTATGAAATTAAAATGGGACGTAAGGTCGACGTATTATTAGTTGACTATTTGGATTTGCTGATGCCACAATCAAAGAAAATTAGTCCGGCAGACTTGTTTATCAAAGACAAGTATGTCAGTGAAGAATTGCGTAATTTGGCAGTAGAAAAGAATTGTGTGTTTGTAACTGCGGCACAGTTGAATCGTGGGGCTGTAGAAGAAGTTGAGTTTGATCACAGTCATATCTCAGGTGGACTATCTAAGATTCAAACAGCGGATAACGTGTTTGGTATCTTTACGTCACGTGCTATGCGTGAGCGTGGTCGCTATCAAATTCAGTTGATGAAAACCCGTTCATCGAGCGGTGTTGGTATGAAGATTGATTTGGAATTTAATATCGATAGCCTACGCATTACTGATCTAGCAGAAGAAGAAGGTTATGGAAACTACAACAGTCAATCGGCAGGTAGCACACTATTAAATTCGATTAAGCAACGCCAGACAATTAATGCATCAACTGGAGAAATTTCAAATCCACAGGATGGTATTGCAGTTCCAAAAGTTAAAGCACAAGTGGAGTCAAGCAGGCTTAGAGAATTACTAAACAACTTGCCTGGCGACGACCTGTAATCTTGTTGTAACACCATTTTTCTGGCGAATTAATAAATACGCATATAAATCAAAGGTAGCGAACGCCATGGAACTTCATCACATTAGAGATATTACTGATCCCCTAGTCAGAATAATTAAGGACGACCCCGTTCGTCCACACATCCCACTTGAGCAACGGATTAACGAAGCCGCAGAAATCCTTATACTTAAAGCAGGAGACGAAATATTAGCGGCTACTTGCTTACAGTGGCTTAAAGATATTCCGGCAACTGAAGAAGATTTGATTAACCTAGACAAGAGTAAAGATACTGCGGTATTTTACACTATCTGGAGTTATAGTCCAGGTGCGGGACAAGCTCTAATTAAAAAGGCCGCAGAGTGGATTTTAGGCGAATACAAAGATGTTAAAAATATCGTTACATTAAGTCCTCAGACTCCAATGGCTCGCCGTTTTCACCTAAAAAATGGTGCAACTATACACAAAGAAAACCTAACATCTGTTAACTACCAATATTATCACAAAGAATAAAAAACGGTAAATACTAGTTATAAGGAACTAGTATGAGTGTACAGATATTAATAAGACGCGATACTGCACTAAATTGGACCACTGTTAACCCTGTATTAGGAAATGGCGAACCCGGATTAGAAACAGACACGTTAAAAATAAAATATGGTGATGGTGTTACAGCTTGGGCTCAATTGTCATATCCTACAGTATATGCTACCCCTACTCCTGCGGCCGCGTTAACAGGTACAGTTTTACCATCAAATATCGTCAGCTCAAGTTTAACTAGTGTAGGCACTTTAACTAACCTAACTGTTACTAACCCAATTTTAGGATCATTAAATGGCAATGCCGCAAGTGCAACTACTGCGGTATCTTGTTCAGGAACTGCGGCAAATGCCACAAATGCAATCAGCGCACAGGTAGCAAATACACTCGGTGGTGGACTTGCAAACCAAATAGTATATCAAACTGGTACAGGTATCATTAACTATATTACTGCTCCAGGAAGTGCTAACACATATTTAGGATGGAATGGAACCGGATTTACATGGAATACTGTGCCAAATGCCGGCACCCTTTCAGGTGCAACTTTAGCCAGCAACATTTTATCAAGCAATTTAACCTCATTAGGGACGTTAACCAGCTTATTATCATCCGGATCCATTCTAAGTTCAGGTACAGCAGGTATTGGATACGCAAATGGTGCAGGCGGTACTGTTACACAGACATCTAGCAGAACTAACACTGTAACTATAAACCATACTACAGGTGCTATAACATTGTATAGCACGACCACTACTGCCGGACAAGTTACAACATTTATTGTAACAAATAGTACTGTGACAATTAACGATATAGTATCAACTAGCGTAAGAACATCTACCGGAGTATATTTTGTCAATGTGACACAAGTAGCTGCCGGGTCATTTAGTCTTAGCGTATATACACCTTCAGCAGTTGTATCTGCTGAGGCTCCTGTGATTAATTTTGCAGTGATAAAAGGTTCAGTGAATTAAGGATAAAAAATGAAACATATAAGATTACCCGGATATGACGCATCAGATTTAGATAGACTGAGTTATTCAAGCGGGGATATTGTAAGTGATTTAACAAATAAAACTGTCCGTTATATGGACGGTGTAACTCCAGGCGGTTTCCAACTAGCCACAGAAACTTATGTTCAAACTAATGCGATTACCAGTGCAAACTTAGCCACAAATTTATCAACAGCACTGGCACCATATGCACTTACTTCTTCTTTGTCTGTATACGCTACAACTACAGCATTAAATTCAGCAATTGCCGCAATACCAATCTATTCTTTACCTACAGCAACTACAAGTATTCTGGGAGGAGTTAAAGTTGACGGAACAAGTATTACTATCAATCCGACTACAGGTGTTATTAGCGGTAGTAATCAATACACTTTACCTATAGCAACAACCAGTGTAATCGGTGGTGTTAGACCTGATGGTACTACCATCACCATCAATTCGTCTACTGGTGTTATTAGTGGAGCAAACACTTACGTATTACCTAAAGCGACAACAACTATACTAGGTGGTGTTAAAGTTGATGGCACTACAATTTTAGTAGACGGTAACGGTGTTATTAGTGGTGCTAATCAATATGTGTTGCCTACAGCAACTACCACTGTGAAAGGTGGTGTAATTATTCCGGCTGTAGCTACTAGCGGAATTACAAACACTAGTGGAACTATTGGATTAGCAACTGCCAGCGCCACTCAATTAGGTGGTGTAATTGTCCCAGCGGTCGCTAACTCGGGATTAACAAATTCTAGCGGAACTATTCGTCTAGCCACTGCTACAACTAACCAGTTAGGTGGTGTTAAAGTTGACGGCGTTACTATTACCATTAACGGTTCAGGTGTTATTGCCGCTAACATTACTGGAGCCATTGTGTTCCAAGGCGGGTGGGATGCCAGCACCAATACCCCAACTCTAAATAACACGTCGAGCTCATACAATACAAACGGTTTTGAATTCGTTACAACTAAATCGGGTACAGTTAACTTTGGTGCCGGTAACGTGACATTTGCCGTGGGTGATAACGTAATTTATGACGGTACTAAATGGGTTAAGATTCCGATTGGGTCATCAGCTGGTACTACTAACAACATTGTAACCTTTGACAATTCAGGTACTGGTGGTGTAGCCGGTAGTACGTTTAACGGTAGTGCTGTATTAACTGTTAGTTACAATACATTAGGTGCTAGTCCTCTAGCCGGATCAAGTAGTTTGACCACAGTAGGTACTATTGGAGCAGGTACATGGAATGGCACTATAATCAATCCAACATATGGTGGAACTGGTATTAATAATGGATCTTATACACTAACTATAAGCGGAGCTAGTCGTACTCTAGATCAAGATGTGACCAACGGGTCAAGTCCAACATTTACAGCCACAAACTTTTCAGGTACAGCTACCTATCTAACTGTAGGAAACGCAACTAATGCAGTATCGGCAACGTCAGCAGGTAAAGCAACCAACGTAGCTGGTGGTGCAAACCTTAGACTAGTTTACAACACAGCCACAGATACTACAGCATTCATCTCTGCACCCACAGTAGATTCAACTTATCTGAAATATACAACTGCAGGATTAATTTCTTGGGGTGCTGTTTCATTGTCCACAGCGGCTACAAACTTGGCAGGTGGCGCAGCCAATCAATTACATTATCAAACAGCGGCCAATACTAGCAGTTTTGTCACAGCACCAGTGACTACAGGTACTTATTTACAATGGAATGGTACAAGTTTTGTATGGGCCGCAGTTTCAGGTGCCACTGGTGGTACTGTAACATCAGTATCAGGTGCAGGTACTGTTAACGGCCTAACCCTAACAGGCACAGTTACTAGCTCAGGTTCATTAACTTTAGGTGGTACACTGAGCCTAGTAAGTCCTCCAGCTATTGGATCTACAACTCCTAACACTGGTGCATTTACTATCTTAACAGTTAACTCAGG